GTGTGGACTGATAAGTGTATGGGTTCTGTCCGAGTGCGGGGGGCCGACTATGATGAGGTTGTGAATGACCAAGAAACTCTTTCTGCTGCATATGACTATTGTTGCACGCAGAGTGTTTCTCGTCGTTCTCACACCGCTTATTCATTGTTGCGCTTTTCGCACGAGGTCATCCCTACGACCAAGACTGCGTGTACCACTCTTACCGCAATCGTCAGGCGCCTTATTACCCGTCCCAACGCGGTTTTAGGCAAACACAGAGACCTCACCCATGGGTGGGCCTTGGTCTCTCAGTTGGAGAAGGTTCTCAACGTGTACCGACGTTTGGATGATCCTAGGCGCGCTGTGACGCAGTTTGTCTTGTTTGAGACGAACAGCGTCACTCGTGGCCGCCTGCTTACTGCCTTCGAAGAGGCTAATGCAGGTTTGCCCAGACAGCCCTATAGCAAGGGGTTCGTGAAGAATAACGAATGTCTAGGCCTTCCCGACAAAGAGCGCTTTGTCGTTAACGTCTCTCCGCGGGACCAGATCCTATTTGTTGGGGCTTACACCTTGGTCAACGATCAGTTGAAAAAGGAGTTTCGTCCTCGCGTCTTGGAACTTGGGGGAGAGGTTGTACACGTGTTTTACTGTTCAGGCTTGACGGTAACTGAACTTGAGGGGGTGGTTAATTTCATCGCCCAAGTTCGCAATGCCATACTTGTGGCTGGAGACGACTCCTTAGTCAAATTGCAGGGTCATTATTATTGTAATGATTTCTCCAAGTTTGATGGCAGTCGCTCTCCCGCCAGCATTGCAGCCACGTTGGAACGTTTGAGAGCTATGGGTCTTTTCGAGAGCGAATTGACCCATTTTAGGGAAGCCACCAACCAGAGGTTGGTGGCTACGTCTGATGGTGTCCGTTTCGACACCCGCCTTAATTCAGTTTTTCCGACTGGAATCCTTCTTACCACTGTCATCAATGGGATGGACAACATCGCTTGTATGTTGGCCGCTTTCTATTAGGTGTTGGCGTGTGGGCTCGACCATGCGGAGGCTTTTTCTTGGTGTGGACGTGAGTTAGGATTCGTCCTGAAGGTAAAGTTGTGTTCCTCGTTGGAACGTACGGATTTCTTGAAAGGGATGTTCGTTGTCCACGAAGGTGTTTACCGTTATCTTCCTCTTCCAGGTATGATTTTTAAGTTGTGCAAAATGAACAACGACCCTTTGATTGTGTTTTCCACTCAAGTTAAGGCCCTTCACCGGGCATTTCCCTGTGTGTCTGAACGCAAGTGGTCGCTTATTTGCATGGCGCGTGCCATTTCGTTGGCGTGGAAGTATGTTCCACGTTCTTACCCAATTTTGGGTACGTTTTTGGCTCGTTGTGATTATCTTGCCATGGAAGAGACTCTTCCGCTAGATTCCTCGTTCACCAAGTGTGTGGTGGAGGATGCCCAATATAAAATTCAGTATGACGGGGCATTCTTGGGGGTTCTAGACCTTGATTCAGTTTATGATCAACTTTCCACTCGATACGGGTTGGAGGGCGACGTGTTGCGAGAGCTTGACAACCTCGTTGCTTCCGTGCAGACCTTCCCTTGGTCGTTGGACCACGACGCCTTCGAGCGTTTGTTGGATGTTGATTATCGTTAAGCTGGATCGCACAGCTAGAGCGGGTTTGTTGCCCGAAAGGTAGTTACGCACCTTGCTTCTCTAGTGGGGATAACAAAAATTTTTATGGCTCGAAGAAAGCCTGTCGCCCGTAAGGCGAATCGTCGTA